AAATAAATTAGAAGATTGTGAAGATATAATCGAAGAAAATGACAAGTTCATAGAAACAGAATTAAAAAGAAACGAAGCATTGCTGGAAGCATTAAGAGAAATAGATTCTCGTCAAATGTTTGAGAAGGATGATGAAGTAGGTTCTATATTTTATCAAATTAAAGAAACTATCGAAAAATTCAAAAAACAACAAAATGCCAGTTAGAAAAAAAAGAGGCCCTAATAGACAATACTTTACAAAGGATACGGAAGATGCAATCATTGAGTATAACTTAACCGATGACCAATATATTAAAGATAAACTATATAGAGAAAGAATTGCATCTGCATTTGATAAACTTGCAGAAATAGTTTATAATAAATGGAAATTTACATATTTTGATGATGACCCGAAAGATGTAATGGCAGAAGTTGTTGCATTTATGATTGAAAAAATTCACATGTATAAAAGTGGTAAAGGTAAAGCATTTAGTTATTTTACTATTGTTGCCAGAAATTATCTTATTCTAAATAATAACGCAAACTACAAAAGATACAAAGATACGGATATAATGTCTGGTTTGCCTGAATCCTTTGATACTGAAAATAATTTTAGAGAAGAAGTTCGTAATGATGAACATAGAATGTTTAATATAAGAATGTTACAATATTGGGATAAACATTTAGAAAACTATTTTCCAAAGAAAAGGGATATGCAAATTGCTGATTCGGTATTAGAATTATTTCGTAGAGCAAATTACATAGAGAACTTTAATAAAAAATCACTTTATCTACTTATTAGAGAAATGACAGGACATCCTACTCATTATATAACAAAGGTTGTAAATAAAATGAAAGAAAGACAGATGGAATTATATAATGAATTTGATAGAGAGGGTGATATAAAAATTTAAGTATGATACAATTAGGTTTATCCGGCTTTTACCACGACTCAGCTGCAGCATTGGTTATAGATGGTAAAATAATATGTGCAATTGAAGAAGAGAAACTATCTGGTGAAAAGCATGATAGTTCTTTTCCGTTTAAAGCGATTCAATGGTGTTTAGAATACACAAAGATAACAATTGATGAGGTTGATATGGTTTGTTGGTATGAAGACCCAAATTTAAAATATGAAAGAGTTAAAAGAATAATTGGGAAGTGGGGAGGTAAACGATATCCAAAAAAATGGAGAGAATTTAATAAAAGATGGCACCAAACCGAAGGTGGTATTAAAAAAATTCTAAAATCAATGGGATATGATGGAATTATTACTTATACAAAACATCACTTATCTCATTTAGCATTTTCTTTTTACACATCACCATTTAGTGAAGCAATTGGATTATCAATAGATGGAGTTGGTGAAAATGAAACAATGTTAGCTTGTTATATACGAGATAATAAATTTACGGAAATAAAAAAATTAACTTTCCCAAATTCTTTGGGGTTAGTATATTCTGCATTTACTGCATATTTAGGATTCAAACCAAATGAGGGTGAATATAAAGTTATGGGTTTGGCACCATATGGTGATAAAATTGGATATCAAAATGTATTTGATAAAATAACAAGTTCGGATTGGTTAGGTGAACTTATTACAATAAATCAAAAATATTTTACATATGAAACATCTGATGTAGATATGTTTAATAATAAATTGATAAAATTAATTGGGTTTCCACCTAGATTTAAAGATGAACCAATAGAACAACATCATAAAGATTTAGCAGCTTCTTTACAAAATTGGTATGAAAGTCAATTTTATTTTTTAATTAATAGAGTATCAAATAATTGGACAAGTGAAAATTTAGTATTGGGTGGTGGATGTGCATACAACGGAACTGCTAATGGTAAAATTAAAACATCCACTTCTATGAAAAATGTTTGGATACCATTTGCACCATCTGATAGTGGTTCTGCAATAGGTGCGTGTTTATACCATTATCACATAACATTAGGAAATCCAAAAGTAAAAGGTGGAGATAATCAATCACCATATTTGGGTGAAGAGTGGAGTAATCCTGAATTACTTAAAATTATATTACAAAATCATAGAAGTAAAGTTGTAATGTATGATACCGATGAGATGTTATGTAAAGAAGTTGCAAAACTTATAGAAGAAGGTAATATAGTTGGTTGGTTTCAAGGTAGAACTGAATTTGGTGCAAGAGCATTGGGTAATCGTTCTATATTAGGTAATCCACATTTGGCCGACATTAGAGATAGAATTAATAAGGTTGTCAAAAAGAGAGAAATGTTTAGACCATTTGCTCCATCAGTTACAATTGAAGATTATCAAAAGTATTTCCTATCAGAAGAAGATGTTCCTTATATGAATCAGGTTGTCAAAGTTAAAAAAGGAGTAAACATTCCGTCAGTAACCCATGTTGACAATTCTGCAAGAATACAGACACTTAAAAGAGAAGATAATCCACTTTACTATGACTTATTGAAGGAGTTCGAAAAACTAACAGGAACACCAATTCTATTGAACACATCATTTAACTTAAAAGACCACACAATGACAAATGACCCACAAAAAGCAATTTGGACATTTCATAATTGTGATATGGATTATTTAGTATTGGGTAACTTTTTAATAAGTAAATAATTATTAGTATATAAAATACAATTATGGCAACAGAATTTCAACTATTTGATGGGAAAAACCTATCATCTCTGTTTAAAGACATATACGAAAATCAACAAAACAAAAAGAAAAACATTTCTGAATTGATTGAATCGTTGAGAAAACTAATTAAAAATGTTGGTGAAGCAACCGTTATTGCTCCAATCATAAAAGACCTTATTGAAGTATCGGTTAAAAACGATGAACATCTTATTAAAATGGCAACTATTGCACAAAGATTGGCATCTGCAGAAGCAAAGGGTATTGGTGAAGATGGTTGGTTAAGTGAAACAGAAAAGGCTCAGTTGTTTTCTCAATTAGAAGAAGCCGTAGATGAAGTTGATTCAAAAAATAAAGAAAGGTTAACGGATATTGAAATTGAAATTGAAGAAATTAAAACAAAAGTAAAATAATGCAATCTTTTTTAGCTAGAGTTGTAGAAGTTTTTCCAACAAATACTCCTTTTTACGAAAGAGTTAAAGGAAACACTCCGATATATAATGAAAATAAAAATTTTACACAAGAAGATATTCATACATATGGTGCAATAACTTATGCTTATGAAAATGAAATTCTTCAAGAAGATTATGCTTTTCCATTTGATAAAAATAATTTTACATTCCCAATAAAAGGAGAAACGGTTATAATTCTAAAAATAGAAAGTGAAACGTATTACCTACCATATTCATCAACTCCGTATCCAAATTATAGAGAAAAAGTAAGATTAAAAGTAACGGCAGAACCGGTAGATAATTCTATTAACCCAACGGGTGGAAAGGATTTGAGACAAAGAAAAGAAACAGGTGGTTCAAATAATCCAAATGCAAAAAAAGATAAAGAAAATACCGGCGGTTATATTGTAAATGAAAAAATTAAATTTTTAAATCCGAAAAATGGTGATACAATAATTGGTGGTAGAGTTGGTAATACTATTAGATTCTCAGAATTTTTTCTAACGGAAGATAGTAAAACTTCATCTCCTGGTATATTCATTCGTAATAAACAAAATTCTGAATTAGATTCTAAACCAATTGGAACATTGGGTGAAGAAAATATAAATAAAGATGGAACATCTGTTTATATCACCTCTGGTAAAATTAAAATACCATTCAAAGAAACGATTAAAAAACAAAAAGTAGCATTTAAAGATTACCCATCATCCGATAAATTAATTGGTGACCAATTATTTGTAAATTCGGATAGAATAGTTTTATCTGCTAAAGCAAAAGAATTTATTATATTTGGTAAAGGTAATACGGGTATTATTACAGATGGTAAATTTAGTGTTGATTCGATTGGTGATTCACATATTCATTCCGATAATAATATAATTCTTCAAACAAAAAGAAATATAGTTTTATCAACAGATGGAGTGGGTAATATTTGGTTAGGAGAAGTTAAAAAAACAACAGGAAAAGCAGGTGAAGATATTCAAAGAGCGGTTTTAGCAGGTGAGTTAATTGCATTGATGGAAGAAATGTTAGATGCAATTAATAAAATGGTATTTGCAACAGGTGTAGGTCCTACTGGACCTGGTCCTCACAATGCAGCAATTTTTACATCAATTAAGAAAAGATTAGGTAAAATACAATCTAGTAGAACATTTTTAAGTAAGTAATATGTGGGCAATTTTTAAGTTGAATGTTTTAACTGCAATGGTTATAGGTCAATTTAAAGCTGACCCGGATGAGTTTGCAGATTTTTATGCAAATGAATACGATAAAGCAATTAAAAGTGGTGGTGATTTGTTATACGGAGTTAATATTATCAATGGTAATGTTAAAGGTATGGCAGATGCTATTAAAAATGCACTAAAGAAAGGAACGGAAAGTGTTGGTAGTAATTTTAATGTATTACAAGAAATATACCCATCTGCATTTGATGCATATTGGTTAGGTGCAGAAATGTCTCCACTACCCAATCCACTAATAAAACCATTAGGATGGCCATCTACACCACCGGCACCGGGAGCAATACAAAATATAGGACCAGACCCAATATCATTAGCTGCAACAGCTGCAGCACATAAAGCAGAAGTTGAAGTATTGAAACTTTTAGAAGATGAATTAAAAAAACAAACGATAACATTACCGGCAATCCCACCACTACCATCAATTACTATACCCGTTTACGAAACTGCTCAACAAATAATCAATAAAGAAGTAGTTGCACCAGAAATAAAAAATAATCCAATAATAAAAGGTGCAGTTGAAATAATAAAAAAATTAAAGGAAGCTAAAAAGAAAAAACCAGCAATAGGTAAACAAATAAAAAAAGCATTAAAATTTGAATTTCCAAAATTACCAGATAGGAAAAAAATAATTGAAGAAGCAAAAGAAAAATTGTTGGAAAAAGCAATTGAAGAAATTAAAAATCAAATAATACCACCTATTGAAGATATTATATTACAACCAATATATCAATATGTTCAAGCAGTTGTAGCACTATTGGATTCGATTCCAAAACCAAAACCAACTTTAGAAGAAATTAAAAAATTCGTAAAAGATACGGCAAATGGATTGGTGCCGGATATTGATATCCCAGTCGACATACCCAATATTCCAACAAAAGAAGAATTGGAAGAACAAATAAAAGCAAAAACACCAACGGAAGAAGAAATAAGAGCATTGGCAGAAGAAAAGATAAAAGGTTTAATACCAGACCCACCATTTATCAGTTTCACACCACCAAGTTTTATATTTAGTACAAAAACAAATATGTTACTTGACCCACTTTTATCTTTAGCACAAATTCACTTATTAGGAGTCGGTGGAAATATGATGGTTTCGGCGCAATATCCCGGAGCACCTCCAGCACCTGCTATTCTAAATTATACAGGATATCAAGTTAAAAACGGGCCCCCTGTTCCTGATTTTCCACTGACCGTAGAATTTCCACAAATAGATTTAGGTAGTATAGAAATTCCACAATTTCCAGAATTACCGGAATTACCAAATATAAGTCCTGCAATTGTTTTAGATTTATTATCAATATCTTTACCAAATGTGGATGTAAAAGTTAAAGCACCAACTATACCGAATGTTGGATAATTATTAAATCAAATATTTATTACTAAAACATATATAAACAATTATTATGAAATCAGAAATTTTATTAACTTTAATCAAAGAAGTTGTTAAAAACGAAGTTAAGCAACAGGTTAAAGAAGAATTAACCAAACTTATCAAATCTGGTGTAGTTACATTAAACTCTCAAAAGAAAACATCAACTCCATCTTTAAGAGAAATGACAGAAGTTACGCCGATTAGGAAACAACAACCAATTCAACAACAAAGACCACAAGAAGTAAAGGAATATACAAAAAATCCAATATTAAATGAAGTATTAAGCATGACACAACCATTTACTCCTGAGCAGAGAAAAGAGGGTGCAGTTGCAGTTAGTAGTGTATTAGATATGTTACAACCTCAAAAGAGTGTAGAAGAAGATTGGGAAACTATGGATTATAGAATGATACATGATATACCACAAAATACACCAAACTTTGAATCAACCGGTGATGGGTTACAAGATGCTACAATAAAAGCATTGACAAGAGATTATTCAGAATTAGTAAAAAGATTTAAGTAATGGCAATAGAGTTGGGTAAAGTTAATGTAGTAGATTTAACAGAAAATGATTATAAAGTTCTTGGTATTGGAATAAATAAAAGTTCCGATAAAGCTGGAATATTTTCTGTAAATTATACAACACTTACTCAAGCAAAAGATAACTTAAAAAATTTAATACTAACAAAAAAGGGTGAAAGAATTTTAAATCCAACATTCGGATGTGATATTTGGAAAGTAGTATTTGAACAATTAGATGGTGAACTAATTGAAAATAAAATAGAAACAGCTGTATTAGATGCTGTTTCAAACTGGTTACCATATTTAAATATAGATGAAATCATATTTGATTATGATGATAATGATATTGATAACAACAGAATAAATTTAGAATTAAAATTTTCTCTGGTTTCAAACCCAAACTTAGGAGAATCAGTTCAGATAACTGTAAATAATAATTAATAAAAATGGCACTTAAACCTTTAGATAAAAATTGGGGAAATGATAAAAAGGGAATATCCTATGTAGGAAAAGATTTTGCAACATTAAAACAAAATCTTATTGAATTTACTAAAACATATTTTCCAAATACCTATTCTGATTTTAATGAATCTTCACCTGGTATGGTCTTTGTTGAACAAGCAGCTGCCATTGGTGATATGTTATCTTTTTATCAAGATACACAATTAAAGGAATCAATGTTATCATATGCAACTGAAAGGAAAAATGTGATTGCATTGGCACAATCTATGGGATACAAACCAAAAGTTACAACACCAGCAGTTACTACATTAAATGTTTATCAAATAGTTCCATTTAGTGGTAGTGGTAACAATAACGCTCCAGATGAAACATATTATCTTAAAATAAAAGAAGGTATGGAAGTAGAATCATCTATCGATTCTTCAATTATATTTAGAAGTATTGATATGGTTGATTTCTCAAACCCAACCGATAGAGAAATAGATGTATTAGAAAGACAGGAAGGTGGTGAACCTACAAAATATTTAATTACAAAAAAAGTAAAAGTAATATCGGCTACTGAAAAAACAACATCAATTCAGTTTGATTCTGATGTAGATTATCCAAGTAAAACAATTTCTGATGAAAATATTATTTCAATAATCTCAGTAGAGGAAGAGGATGGAACAAAATGGTATGAAGTTCCGTATTTAGCACAAGAA